GATATTTTTGTCATAAAAGCAAAGAACTCAACAGTATTTGGCTTGTTCCAATACTCTTTGTGTCTCATTGTCTTTAGAGCATTAATCCACTCTGTTCTAAATTTCATTTTAATCCCTCCAAAAATTGTCTATGATCTACACACTCTGACACCTTATAGTCTTGATATTTCTTGTAATAGTCATACATATCAACACCCTTTTTATAATCTGCAGAATTTTCTATATATGCTTTTGCAACATCTTTATTAATTGTGTTGTGTGCAGAGCCTACAAAGGTCCAACTATTTGATGACCAGTGCTCTCCAGAGTCAAACTTGTTTGGAAGTCTGACCTTCCACTTGCTAATTTTTTCTTGCAGATCTTTTGGTGCATTCTCATATGAAAACTTTTTCCAAAACTCTGTATCATTTCTTAAAGTCATATAGTGAAAATATATAAATTCAGAAATATTATTGTTCATACTAACTATGTTCTTGTTAAACTCTTGTCTTATCTCTTTCGAGTTTTCGAATAGCCATAGCGGATTGTCAAATATCTGTGTCAACTCTACAATGCTAACCCAAATTGATGTTGCTTCTAGTGGCTCAACAAAGTTTGCTGCAAGGCCTACCGCAACACAGTTGTTGATCCAGGGCTCTTCATAGCATCCAGCATTAAACTTAAAGCCACCCTTGTCTTTTCTTGGATAGGTTGGCTCATAGCCTAAGAACTCTTCTATCTCTTTCACTGCTTCTTCTTCAGAGATAAGAGATGAGTCGTAGACGTACCCACAACCAAACCTGTTCTGGAGTGGGATCTTCCACATCCATCCGTATTTCATAGCAATTGCTTCTGTGTAGGATGGAATCTTATCTGTCATCTCAACAAAAAATGGAACAGCAGAATCTACTGGAAGGAAATCTTTATAACTTTTCCATTTAGCGTCATATACTTTTCCAATTATTAGTCTGTGAAATCCGCTACAATCAAAAACAAAATCACAGATAATCTTTTCATCATTTTCTAAAGTTAAACTATTTACATAGTTATCTTTATCTAGTGAGACATTTTTTATTGTGCCATCAACTACTTTGATTCCTCTTTCTATTCCTATTTCTTTTAGTCTATTTGCTAGTTTGGTAGCATTAAAATGTATAGAAATATTTCCTATTTTTTTATAATCATCTATAGGATCTTTTTTAGATACAAACCCGAAATCTCTCTTGTTTGCTTCTAAAGTGAATGGAACCTTGTTGGCCTCTGAAATTTTTTCTGTGAAGTCTATCTTCTTTACGCTATTATTTAAAGCAATACTTGCTGCAATAAGAGGGCTATTAGAAAGATACTTATCGTACACAGCATCAAAGCCTAGTGACCTATCTGTTGTAGAAAACCCATGATAATAAAACTCTCCATCATTATTCCAATTTGTAAACTTGATTCCATTCTTAATGGTTGCGTCACAGTTTTTTATTAGGTCAGACAAAGGAATATTTAGGTGGTCAAAGAAGTCTGCAAGGTATGGAGTAGAGCCTTCTCCTGCTCCCAAGATTCCTATTTCTGTTGACTCAATAACAGTTATGTTTAGGTCTGGGTATGATCTTTGTGCTTTAAGTGCAGTAAGCCATCCAGCACTTCCACCACCAACAACAACTATATTCTTTGTCATTACTTTCTCCCCCATTGTATATAGTTCCATCCACGCTCATGTGCGTAGTAGATGAATATTTTAACTACCGTTTCCCAAAACGCAATCGTCACAGAGAGAGAAGCGTTTTTTGTAATGACATAGGCAACAGCAACAGAGGAAAGAGTTCCCCATATGCGATAACTTAATGCCTTGGCAAATGATCTTGCTTTAGTTACTGTCATTCTTTACCCCACCCGACAGCATTCCAAATTCTTTCATGATAATAGTATGCCACAAAGTTAACCCCATTGGTTATTAGTGTAGCAATAGTAGCCAGACTAATATCTTCGCTCAAAGCGTAAAGAGTTACAAACCCTGAAACCATTGCGACAACTCTCCATGTTAAAGACTTAACAAGTGATCTACTTTTCTTTACGCTCATCTTTGTCCCCAAACATTATTCGCTCTTCTGCTTCATTCATTAAGCGACCAGACTCTTCTAAATAATTAAAGACCCAACTGCTTGCGTTTTTCAGTAGCCGAAATAGCATGAATGTCTGCCCCCAAATCTACTTGTTCAATCTTATATCCAACATCACGACCATATACAATGTTGGTAATGTTAGGTAATCTTAATACTAATGCACCATCCATAAATTCATCTTTGGCAATATATTCTTTTACCTGATCAAACTTAAGTGGATCTTTTTCACTTGTATTGTAGGTATTACGGACTCCCAGCAAAACTTGCTCTGTTCTCTTCCCTGCCTCTTTGTAAAGAGCGTGATGCCCTTCATGCCATGGCTGATATCTGCCCAGCATAAGGGTTGTGGGGGCTGTCCAGTCGTGTAACTGGCAAGCAGTAATGATAAGGTCAGCCTCTTCTTCTACGGTCATCCCACAGGGGATTCTGACATCGCATGACTCTGGATCTTCCCACATCTTATTTGTATCTTCAAATCTTCCAGACTCAATTCTGTCTACCCAAATTAAAATATCTGGCTTGCCAAAGGCTGCACGGGTTAGGTCAGTTGGGCATACAAAATCAACTATCACTGGAGCAACTCCCTGCTTAGCAATAAGTCTTGCCATGTCCCCCATACGTCTTGCCTGTTCAATTCTATCTTCAGGGCTAAAACCTAAGTCTGAGTTTACTGTTGCACGGACCTCATCTGCATTAAGATGAATAGCATTAATTCTTTCTTTGAGTGCCTTGGCTAACTCTGTCTTTCCTGAACCTGGAAGACCTATAATCTGAATAATCATTTTTCGCCTATTTCTGTGTTTGGCATAATGTCAATTAACAAATGCACCCTATCTATTTCACTGCCATTGTTTACATAATGAGTTCTTGAGTTGTTTATTTCCCAACATTCTCCAGTGCCCATCTTGACCTTATCGTCTCCGACACCAAAGAATACACTATCAGATGTGACTACTGGGATGTGGTTTCTTCTTGAAAGCATAAGGTAGTCTCCTGCATCATGATGATGTGCTATATCTTGACCTGCTTTTAACTTAATCAAAAGTACCATACCTCTGACACCCTTGTGGATTCTTTCAAGGTCTGAGATTATTGGCTCAAGAATTTCAAGCAGCCCAGTATCATTAGATGTTTTCTGAGTAGAAAATTTTTCTCCTTCTTTCCACATAAGATCTGCGGTATAGACAAAGTATGAGTTAGTATCTTTATGAACATAGTAGTTATCTTGTCTTGATGTATTGATAAACCACTCGTCAGAAAAACTATCTATATAGTTTTTGATGGGCTCAACATCATACTTACTGTGTTGCTTAAAGTTAAAGTCTTCTAGCGTCTTTCTCATTTTGCCTCCAGGGTCTGATTAAAATCTTTAGAATATCCAAAGTTAATAAAGTCAGAACTGTAGAAATCCTGAACCATTTTTATTGCCTCATCTGAATATTCTTGTATATATGATTCTACCACATAGTTGCCTACATTGTAAAATCCAAGTTCCCAGCCGAGTTCATCCTCTAACTCTTTTAGGTTCTCAAACTTATAAAGTCTCTCTACCTGCAGATCATCCTGGTCCATGATATAAAAAGACTGGGGGATGTGGAGTAGTGGGCTTACTGTAGATATTTTCCCCTGTTTAATATTATCTAGGTACTGTGCAAAAGAGATGTCTGTTTGATTAGTTTTATTGTATTGCTTGTAGCAACTATAGGTTCTTGTGTAGGGGTTTCTTACAACAGCAAAAGAAAACACTCTCTCGTCCACTAGGTTTGCTTCTTTTAGATACGAGTATGGATCGTGATGCCTTGGCCATTCTCTCTTCCAGTTGTCTAAATTTTTTTCATCTAATATTTTAGAAATTGAAGATCCTGCAGTCTTTGGTATATGAACAAACAGTATTGAGTCATACTCTTTTTGATTAATTATCATCTTGTGCAGCCTCACTATTTATTTCTTTAACAAGTTTGTTTACTATCATGTCATTGTTATGGTTCCATGCTGTGCTCAGATTAGTAGTATTAGTAAACAACAGCAGGTCAGTTATTCCTTCATTCTTAAGATTTATTATTTCTTGTTTGACTGTTTCATAGTTTCCAATTATTGACCAGCCCAAGAACCTAGGATTAAAAGCAGAGGTCTTTTCTTTATAATCTTTAATCTCTTCATCTGACTCTAGTATAGTTACATTAGCACTAACCATTCGGCTTTCAATCCCGTCAAACTTTTCTATGTTTTCTCTGTAGGTGTCTAGCATGCACAAAGACGTTCCATTAAAGATTCTCACAGTCTCTAGAGCATAGTCGGAAAAACCACTAAATACCATTGGTGGTCTTGCCTTTATTGGACAGTACAACTTGTACATGTTTACAAAATTTCTTAAGTAGGTGGTTCTTTTTTGAATGCTATCTACTGATTCTGATTCTCCAAAAATGTCAAACTCTAAATCAGGTTCGTCTTCTCTTTGATGAAAGTCTCCAGCAACCCAATTAAAAACAAGCCTGTTACTATCTATTTGATCATATCCTATAGTCATCATTGCAGCATACTGAGCACTTACGTGGTATGGTCTTAAAGCAATCATATACTTTAGTTTATGACCTGGAGTAAGTGCAGCAGCAGACTTTATAAAATAGTCTGCTTGTGCTGAATGAAAGGTAAGCAATACTGAATCATATCCAGAGTCTTCTAGCCTATGAGAAAGATCTTTTAATTGCTTTACATCGCAATGTTGATCTCTCAACATATAATGAATTTTCACTACTAGGCTAGTTTTTCTCGCTCATCAACTACGCTGATCATAAAAGACATCATACTATTGTATCCATCTGGAATAGCCATAACCTTGTTGTAGTGGTGACCACAGAAGAATAAATCTCCAGTTATTCCAGTAACCTTGACTAGTGCCTCTGCATTGCATCGATCACAACGATCAAGGGGTGTAAGTGTCCATTCTTTTTCTTCAGCCTTGTCTTTGATCATACTAAACATTATACTACCGCTTTCTGTTATCAGTGGAATAAAATCCACTACCGTTGAATACTGCTCCTACATTAGAGTATACACGAACTAGAGGTGAATTGCAAGTTTCACATTTATATCCAGGATCGTTTTCTTGAATAGATCTTTCTTTGGTAAATCTTTGTGCACATGGCATACAATCATATTCGTACAGTGCCATAGGCTACTTCTTCTTTTTTGCTTTTACTGTCCAAACAGGTGCGTTAAGATTATCGCCACCCCAGTCATAGCCAAGTGCTTTAACAACAAACCTAATTATTTTAATACGCATTATTTAATTCCCTTTCCAAATTTAGCCCAGACTCTCTCATGTAGGTAATAGAATGTCATTTCTAATGCCATGTATGAAAGTGCGTATAGTCCAACATACTCCCATTCAGCCTCACCATAAATTATATGGCTTGCTGCAAATAAAATTCCAGCAACAAAAGTAAAATGTACAAATGGCCAACTGATTGTTTTTAGTAATGATTTCTTTTTAGATTCCATTATAGTGCCACAGGTCCCTTTCCTCCGCCACCAGATGACTTCTTTACTGCTGGCTTTGCTGATTTCTTTGCAGCATCTGCAGTTGTAGTCTTAACAGGTGTTGCTGCTAACTTGTTTAGTAGTGGAGCATTCTCTTCTCCAGTGTAAACTGGACGGCCCCAACCAACTACAGCATTAACTAACTTCTTCTTGTTGTTCTTTACATATGCACGAGTCTTTTCTACGCACATTCCTCCGTTGCGCTGATCTCCCTTTGCAGTTCCTGAAGTGTTTCCTTCAATAACCTGAATAGTTCCGTCACCGTTGTTCTTAATGCACAAACCAACATGTGAAATACGATTTACACCGTCATCTGGGAAATCAAAATAGATCCAGTCTCCTGCTTGTGGATCATCATTACGAGCATCTGACCAACGCTCTGCCTTCTTAAACCAATCTGATGCTGCAACTGTAGATGCAGACTTAGGGAATGACTTTACGCCTGATGTAAACGCACACCAAGAAACGAATGACTGGCACCATGGCTGAAAGTTAACCTTGATCCATGCACCGTATTTTGTTTCATTATCTTTTGGGCCTTCGATTGTGCCCACTTCCTTTTTTGCAACCTCAATGATTGCTTCTAGACTACCTTTTGCTGCCATGATATGCCTCCTTATTGACATGTGTTTCTATTATATCACGCTGCCTCACCTGGTCTCGATCCAGGGACATCCGAATTAACAGTTCGGCACTCTACCAACTGAGTTATGAGGCAATGGTAGGCAGTTTTAGTCATACCCAGGACTAGTATTTAATTACGGATGTATGACACAGTGCCAATTAAAATCTTTGGAAGAGATGTTAGATACTCACCAAATGTTTTAAAGGTGTTACGATTTACGTAAGATGCTGCAGATACTACAGTTGCTACGGAACTACCAGCAGTGTCTGTTGGAGAACCGTTATACTTGGTGATACGTACCTTGCCAGGTGCAACCATGTCAAGTCCAGGACCTGTGTTTGTTGCTGCCTCTAGTTGTGTTGCATTACCTAGTGCTCCCACGCCGATTGCACCATTAACACATGAAGGAAATCCTACAACATCTCGTCGACGATCATTTCCTGTTGCAACAAAAACTGGAATGTTATTAATGTTTAATGATGCTACTGCATTAATAACAACTTTATCTGTTGAGCATAGTGCAAGGTTTCCTGTACTTACTGTTGACTGACTAATTGACAAAGCATCAATGCTGTACTTTGCTGCATTTTGTGATACCCAATTAATTGCTGAAGCCAATGCTTTGACATCTCCTCGTGAGTTTCCAAGACTTGTGACATCGTTAAATCTAACAAAGACAATCTTTAGATTTGGATTTACTGTTAGGGCAGCCTTTACCATAGAGTCTCCATGGTAGGTTGCATTGTTTACAGACGCTGGCCAAGGTGCAGATGCTGCTCCCTTTCCTTCCATAAACAGTTCTCCGTTAGGGCAAGACATATTTTCCTTTGGGTTTGTTGACTTTACAGTTGTAAAGCAGACCTCATGAATAATTGATGGAAAGTTATTTGAGTTAATAGCAGAGTCAATAATCGCTAAGACTCTTTCATCTTGTGCTTGTGCTGGTGCAACTGCTGTAAATGCAATTGCAATTGATAGTAGTGCTAGTAGTGTCTTCTTCATTTTGTTTCTCCTTGTTGTTGTTATTGTTTGATTTTTAAAACTACTTGGCATGGGTCTCCGCCTGCTTCCCACTCTTCCTGCTCTTCTTGACTCATATATGGATCTCCATCATGAGTATTGCAGAACGGTTCCGTTATCCAGCCACGCTGAATACCGTTATCAAGCCAGATTTCAAACTCGTCAAAATCTGATTCTATGTTTTGGATGTCTCTTAAAATTTCATTAAACTCTTCGTCCATATTAAAAGTATACTCCTAAAGACTGACAATGTCAACTGGGCCCATGCATGATGGGTTAAATTTAATTGCAGCATTTACTGCTTGGACTACTCTATTCCTTGCATTTTTCTGCTTATCTGTTGCATATAAAACTCCATATGCATACTCTGCTCCAGACCCCATAGCAAGGTATGGGAGCGTATACTTAGATAAAGACATGTCCGCAGAACTATGCTCATAGATGTTTCCACGAACTGCAATAATTAAACCAAGGTCTCCATCTTTTGATGTGTCAACCCAGAACTCGTTGTAAAATTCTTTTAGTTCTTTAATAAATCTTGTCTGCATAAACTTGTCTGTGTCTTTAATGTTAGGTGGTGTTGGCTTAAAGTTATAACGGATTCTTTCTCCGTCCATTGATCCAGCGTAACCAATAAGATAAGGACCTATCTTCCAAACCTTTGGTGCTTCAAGTGCTAGAATAGTGCCATCATCTGATGCCCCACGATCTCCAGCCATGTAAATTTTATCTTCATGGCGTACAACTGCAATACAGGTCATGACAAAGCCCTCTCCAGATAGATATACTCAAGTATACCATTGCCCAGAGAGGGCTGTCAACTAGGGTCAATAATGACTAATTAGCCTTTTTGTCTACCGTCTTAAACGCATCATTGATCTCTGCCAATGTGAGTTTTCCATCGTCCAAAAAAGCCCTTGCCAGTCTTTCAATGACTGTTGCTACGCCTAATAGTCCTGCTAAGAATACTGCCTGAACTGTGTCAATTCCTACTACTGCTCCAGCACCAAGTACTGATAGACCAGATGCTGCAAAGACTGCTACGATTCTCATCAAGATATTAGTGATTGCCTTTTGTGGGTGCTCCTTCTTAGGAGGCTCTACTACCTTTTTAGTTGCCATATTTAGTCCTCCTTTCTTAGTGGGATTGTAATTAGCCAGATTACTGTGGTTGCAAGTACTGCAATACCAACTATGTCTCTTGCTGATCCCGTTAATGTTAACCATGCAATAAAGAAGCCAAGGAGGGTAAAGGCTTGTGCGATTATCTCCACCCCTGCATCTTTTAGCCATGTGAAGAATCCCTTCACAACCTTTGTTATTATTTTCATATTACCTCCTCATCCCAATCATTACATTTGCAATCTGTGAAACAATGATTACTGGGATAATGACTTCCTGGGCTTTCTCTCTCTGATCGTCTGTCATGTCCATACCCAACTCAGAGAAATTGGATAGGAGTTCTGTAACATCCACTTCAAATACTGCACCAAGTGGGTCTGCTAAAAATGCTTCTGTCTGTACTTCTGTTACTGCATCTGCTAATGTAAATGGCATTGGGGTATCCCCTGCTGATTCTGCTCTGTCAGTAAACTCAACAAATGCTTCAGCAAGTGCTGGGTTAGACTTCATCTGCTCAGCAATCTCTGCAACTTCTGACGGCTTAATACCAAGGTCTTCTGCAACTTCTACTTTTGCTTCTTGCGTCAATGCTTTAAGGGTTTGGCTAACTGCTGTTACTTGTTCAGGGGAAAGAGTAACTAATTTGTTGTCCTTGCTTGTAAGGTTAGCAATAACTCCAGATAAATCTTCTGCTGTTCCTGTACCCTTTTCAGGAATGAGGGCTGCTAACACTTCATCTTTAATTTCTACATCTGGTTCAGTCCAAGGATTATCTTCTGGATCTGGTCCAGGTTCTGGTGAAGGTTCTGGTGAAGGTTCTTCGGTAGGTTCTATAACTGGCTCTTCAGTTGGTTCTGGATCTGGGGTAACTTCTGGGGTAGGTTCAGGTGTAGGCTCTTCTGTAGGGTCTACTGTAGGCTCTGGTGATGGCTCTGGGGTAGGTTCAGGCGTTGGTTCATCTGTAGGCTCATCAGTTGGGTCTGGCGAAGGCTCTGGAGTTGGTTCATCTGTTGGCTCTTCGGTTGGTTCTGGAGAAGGTTCTGGAGTGGGTTCTGGGGTAGGCTGATTGGCTGCAGCATTGGCTGCTGCTTGAGCAATAGCAGCATTAAGTTCTCTTTCTGATTGTTCATAATAATATTCCCATGCATCACTAATAGCATTATTTAAATCAATTATTGACTGATTGTATATCTCTATTCTGCTATTCTTCAAGTCTAAAGCATCTTCTGTATCTGCAATGGCATCAAGATGTTCCTGTGTCTTTGTTTGTAAAATCTGATTTATTGATGACAGTGTTGTATTCTCAGAGTTGTATACGCTTAGTTTGTCATTGTATACTGCCAATTTATTGTTATAGTTTGTTTGTGCTATAGCCTGTGCTGCAACAGCATCATTGTAAGCATTTATTTGTGATTGAGTTGGTCCTGATCCAGAAGAAAATGTATTAAGATTACAACTAAAATTTTGTCCCCATACTCTTGGATTTCCAGCATAGTCACAACCTGCTCCAGTCCATCCTCCAGGTATAGCCCAGCCAAGATGATAAGATCCTGGTCCTCCACCGTTATACCACCAAATCTCTACACTCAATGTTTTGTCTTCGCTAACATCATATACTGGTGAATAATCGCTCCAAGTAGTTCCTTGCTCTACCCAGTTATCAACAGCAAGTTGCCCGTCTACATACATTCTAAATCCATCATCTGTAGAGCCTGCGAAATATGTTGTTGTAAACCATGATGGAACAGTAATAGTTCCAGCAAATTTAACAATAAAGTTCTCATATCTATTGCCACAAACTGGAAGTTGCATAGAGTTAGAGTTCCAAGTGCCAGAACAAAGCACAGATCCTGGGGTAGCAACATTACCCTGCCTAACAAGAGTATAAACAGTGTATGCCAAACCTGTTCCTCCAGCACTCTGCATATTAGATTGTGTGGTTTGAACATTAATATTGGCTATGCTGAGAGCATCCTGTGCATCGTTTCTTTCTTCAAGAGCGTTGTCTTTGTGTTCAAGGGCCAAGGCTACTGTGGCTGTCTGACCATCCACATTTGACTGGGCAAGGTTCTTTGCTTCTAAGGCTGTGGCTTCTGCTTCTACTGCATTTTCGTGGGCATCATAGGCATCATCTTTAAGTTCCTTCGCATTTGTGGCTGAGGTAAACTTATTTTCTGCTATCTCTATAAGATCTATAAAATCATCTTGATAGCCAAGGTCATCTACGCTATCGTTAAGTTCCTGTATTTCTTGGGCTGCAACTGTGAGTGGATCATCAGAGTGGGCTTCCTGGGGGGCTATAAGTAGCCAGCCAAAGGCTAGAACTGTGGCTGTTACTATTCTTAGTAGTCGTTTAATTACCTTTCCCCCTTGCAGACGACATGTCTGATAGGATGATTATACCATTTTATTGCACAAAAAAGGGGCTACCGTAATTGGTAACCCCTTTAATGTTGGACTAATTACTTAACTAGAGTAACCTTAGCCTTTGGATTCTTCTTGTTCCACTTTGTAGCAAGTGCATTGAATGACTTCTTCAAAGAAGAAAGTGCTGCTGCATTATCTGCAGTCAACTTAGCAATCTGTGCATCCTTAGCAGCAAGAGCAGCATCTGATGCTACCTTTGCATCTGCAAGTGCCTTATCTGAAGCAGCCTTTGCCTGAGCAACTGCTGTTGTTGTGTCGTCCTTGAACTTTGCAAGTTCTGCATTCTTAGCAGCAAGTACTGCATCTGAAGCAACCTTTGCAGCAGCAGCATCTGATGCAGCCTTAGCAATGGCAGCAGCAAGAGCATTCTCTGCAGCAATCTTTGCAGCAGTCTGTGCAGCAAGTTCTGATACTAGATCACGAACTGCAATCTCTGCGAATGGTGCAAGTGTTGGAGCAGTCAAACCAACTACTGCTGCTGCAACTGCATCTGATGATGTTGTTGGTGCAAAAGTAATTAGTGAGCGTGTTCCTGTTGTTGGAAGAGTAGCCTTAAAGGTTGCTGTTCCAAAATCTGTTAGTGTAGCACCAGTTGTTACTGTTGCTGTATCCATAACTGCTGTTGAAGCAAATACAGTTGCTGTAATTGACTTACCAGATACCTTGTTGCCAAATGCATCTGTTGCAGTTACAACGATGTCTTGCTTAGTTCCTGCTGCACCTGCTGAAGGTGCTGAAACTGTTAGGTTGTTGATCTTGCCAGCAGTACCCTGTACATAGTATGTAAGAGTTGTTCCACCATTGTTAATTACAACGGTTCCAATTGCTGTTGTCTTTGTGTAGACAAAGAATGTTGCAGTTGTTCCAGTTCCTGTTGCAATTGTCAAAGATGATGATCCTGACGATGCTCCGACTGGTGCTGCTGATGTGTGTAGTGCTGATACGATTGTTGCGTTAGTTGCTACTGCAGAAACTGATGTTCCTGCTGCTACTGTTGCCACAAAGCGTAGTGCATCTGCTGCATCGATTGTGTTATCTGCTGGTACTGGCAATGTGGCAGGGGTAGCAATTACACCATTAGTTGTGTTTGCTGTTCCGTCTAGCGTTACCGCTACTGTCATTACTGTAGCATTTGCAGGTGCTACTGCGACCATGCCCAAAGTCATGGCTGCAACCACGGCTAGTGCGATTTTCTTGAATGAATTCATTACTTATTTCTCCTTGTTTATAGTGTTTTTAGTCTGTCCAAATAGTCTTTTATTTCTTCTATTTGGCTAGGTTTATATTGTATCACATTGCGACTTTCTAAGTCAAATTGCTCCTCTGGAGTTTTTGGTCTATCCTTAAAAGTATGAACCTCTACTTCAGTGTCTATATTTTTTGGGGTATGTGATATTGCCCCAAATATTGCTCCACACACAGCATCAGCCAAGTCCTTTGACTTTTTGCGGGGGTGGTCAACTCTGTCATTTTTCATAATCTTTAACTGTGTTAGTTCATCAAACAATAAATCAATTGCAGGCATAGCAAGTCTTTCCTCATATACAAGCATAGCCATGTCCTCGTAGTGCTTCTTAGCAACAGAAACAGTATCAGTCTTCATTCCAACCTGCTTCAATTCATTTTGAATATCAAATGATTGCCAACGGTCAAACGAAACCATACCAATGTCAAACCCAAGCCTTCTAAGGTTCTGAATCCACTGTTTAACTTCTGAAAGATTAACTGGGCCTTCAATCTTTGGTTCCCACCATGCCACTGCATCTACTACTACAATTGGTGCTACTTGTTCGTAATTGTTGATGACTTGTATGTTTACCCATTTTTCTACATGTGCAATAGCGACAGCACACTTATCGTGTTTCTGGGCAAGGTCAGCATGTACATAATACTTCTTAGTTGGATCTGGCTTAAAGGCTTCGTCAAATCTTTTAAATGTATCTACTGGGTTTCTTAATGTCATGCAGGCTCTTACTTTTTCTACCTGCTTAAAGAATGCATCTGATGCAAATGTTGGGACACAAGCAAAGCGCATCATCGCATCTCCAAGGTCTGTCATAAAAGCAATCATAAAGTCATCAATCTTGCGAGTAGGATTTACCTCCCATGTAGGTCTCTTTAGTGCAAACACTCCTGGATACTTGTATGAAAGTATCTGATCTTCATCCCAGGAAATTTCAAATGAGTTGTCTGGGCTATCTTCTGGAAGCAGTGGGTTGATAGTAAACTTGTGTGTTCTTTCAATAACCTCTTTTTCAGCAATAACATCATCATACTTTTCTGAGATAAAGTCTCCTGGATATCTTGGAAAAGAAAGAAGAACAACCTTGCCCAAGTCAGGGAAACGAGAGTCTACAGAACCACGGAAAGCCTTGTAGATATTATCAGCAGTCTTGCCCTGTTCATTACCTGTTCCAACTTCAGATGCAAAACCAGAAATCTCATCAAGAACTGCAAGAAGCAAGTTCAAGCCCTCATGTGACTCACGTTCAGAGTGACCAGAGTAAACTGTAATAGACTTGTCAAACTCAACTGAATCTGCTTTAGCATTGTACTTTCCTGCAAACCAAGGTGATCTTTCAATCTTTGATTTAAAACCTTTAAAGAAAACATTCTTGGCCTGTTGTGCGTTAATAGCAACGTTGATTAGGTCAATAGCATCTCCAGAGGGCTTACCAAAATATTTTGCTGGGTCTTTAAGGCATAGAAGTTTGTATACGATGTATGAGCATGCTACTGTTGATGTGAAGTCTTTTCCAGATCCCTTGCCAAGTTGAAGAATGATTTCATTCTTTGTATACTTGTTGTAGTACTGAGTTCCTTTTTCTTCCCCCAGCAAATTTATAAGATCTTCTTTTCGATAGATCTGACTCATGGCTTCTACGATGTCGTACTGAATATCAGACAGGGGTGGCTGTCCAAGGTATGCTTCACCTTCAACAAAAGTTCTTGCATCTACTGGAGTTTCTTCAAAGTGATCATCTTGAAGTGCTTCAAGAAACTCATTGAACATCGTGGACAACTGTAATCACCTCGTTGTCTTTTGCGAATGAAGAAAGCCTACGCATAATCTCATCACGAACCTGTGGATATTCTGAGGCAATATCTTTTAAAATAAGAACAAGAATCTCTTGACGCTTTTCAATTTCCATCATCTCTTCAGCAAGTTCTTTGTTCTCAAGCAATCCAGCCTTCTGAAGCATGTCAATACGCTTTGACTCAATGTCCATAACAAGTTTAATTGCAGCAGTCTTTGCACTAAGATTGTTAGTCATAGATGCTTCATCAATTACCTCGTATGTGCGAGAAACTAACTTACTGTAGTGTGTGTCTGCAGCAGCAAGGGCTTCCTTAGCACGAGCACGGATAGCATCATTAGCAGATGCCATAACCTTCCACTCGTTAATAAGTGTCACAACCTTTTGTCTTGGTATAGCAAGTTGTTTTGAGATTACTGTTGGATCGTTGCCCTTTAGGTATTCTTCCACTACCAAGTTGACTTGGTCAAGATGCTTAACTAGATCGTCTTCAGTTGACATACTTGCCTTCCAGCCTGTTGATCTCATCTTTAATATAGAAAATTGCCTTCTCTAAATCTTGTATTGTCTTTGCTTCATCCTTAAGTCCTGCTCTCCAAAGATACTTGAAAGCATTACCAATATTAAAATTACGATGACGAGTTATCTCAATGCACTCAATACCCGATGGATCTGATGTGTAGTGCAATGGATTATTTACTTGGTCAACTGTTATGTTTAGATTATCACTCATAAGATTCCTCCTCATCAGTTTCCCAATCAAATGTTTCTGGAATACCCTTTAGCGCAGCAAACGCAAAGGCAAAACCAACGCTACCTGCAACAGCAAGTGCTACCAATGCTTTTTCAAATTTATTCATCGTTTTGATTTCCTTAATCCAAACTTAGCAAGGTAAACATAGATCGTCTCTAGTGAGCATCCACATTCCTTTGCAATCTCTTCTGGAGTCTTTTTATCCATAAGATATCTCTTACGCATAAAGACTTCTGATGTATATAGTTTAGCAGCCATGATGTTATTTGTCAACTCCAATTGCTTTCCCCCAATTTTTTAGTGCCCAGTGCCCAATCCCGCAAGCATCTGCTACATCGTTATCAGTAATTGATCTATCATAAATAGTATTAATAAACTTAATGGTTCTTTCTTTGCGAAGGTTTCTTTCATAAGTTTTATACCAAGAAACTGACTTGCCAGGATGCTGTGAACGAATAAATAGTTGCTCATCTTTAGAAATCTTTTTGTTGCCAATAAAGTTCTGCCAAGTAATCGGAGACACCTTGCCTATGACCTTAGTCCCAGACTGTCCTGCTGATCCAAGTATTGCACCTTGAACCAATGCAAGATCTGCAGCAGTCTTAGGACTATTCATAAACACAGTGTGTTCAATAATTATTGCTTCAAACCCATCATATATATCAAAGAATGCTTTTACTTTTTTACCTGCATCCATAACTTTTTCATATACATCGTTTCCTTCAAAGTTAATCTTTCCTACAGACTCAAGATCATCTCCAGAAAACAATGCAAAGGCAAGACTGTTTGTACTGGCGTCAATGGCGCATATCTTGTGTGGCTTTATTTCTAGACCCCACTTATTTTTTACCATCTGTCTTATCCTTAATCTTTTTAATTGCTTTGCTCACAGCGTCTGGATTTATAGAACAAGATGAGCAAACTGGGAAATCATTGTAGATTGAAAGTGGCATAGAGCAAGACTTGCAAAGTCTTGTCTTTCCTTTTCTTTTTGCTCTTTTTGATTGCATATACCTTGCAGCAATTTTTTCTTTTGTTGCAAGTTCTCTACATTCAACAGAGCAGTATATTTGATACGATACTGATTGAGTAAATTGTTTATCGCAAAAGTTACAGTGTCTCACTTAGAATCTCCAGGGGTGCTATCTTTAACACGCCTGGACCTGCAGACTCACATGCTTTTTTAATTGGGCATGACTTGCATATCTTGGAATTTGATCTATAGTTTTTGTTTGGCAGGGTTCTGTCTTCCCATGTCTTGCGAACTAGTCTCATCCAATCAAATGCCTGGTCTACCCACCGACGGTAATGATCGTTTACATCTACAGGTATTAAAAGAAGTTCATGATTATTTTTATTTTCATAAATCATAACACCTGTTGGTTTCTTTAAGATTTTCATATAGATAAGTAATTGCATCAAGTGACCAGTCTTGGCCTTGCCTGATGCCTTTCTATATTCAAACCCTTCGTTCATCATTGTTTTAATTTCACCAATGAGTTCTTCTCCTTGCCAATTAAACATGACATCCCCATACCCAAAGATAGGAGGATCTTCATTTATAATCTTAAACTCTGTTGTTGCTTCATTATTTTCATCACGGAAGACCTTAACAATACCAGCATTTAGCATTGCGTTTTGAATTCTTGCATGTGATAGAGTGCCAGCAGTCATATTTGCTGATGCGTATGCGTCTGCATTATCTTCAAAAATCTGACCATCAAATGCAAGGTACCAGTATCTTGCACACTCTCCATGGCCATAAGCAATGGTTGATGGTGCAAAAGTTTTCTTTGTTGTATGCTTGTCTACACGAGTAATCGTATAGCCTTCTTTAATCTTTGCCTCAAGTCCCGCTATATCCATGCGGTGAATCGGCTTTTCTTCTGGCTTTATCATTACAGTGTGCAGTAAATTCTTCGTCATCGTTTCTCGTTTCTATTAGTATAAGTATAGCAGATTAGCGTGTAATATATTTGAGTGCAGACACTAAATTATTAAGCGACTCTGCTGCCGTATAATAAAGATTCTTCTTTCCACGATCCGACTTGTCAACATTAGCCATCCAGGTAGCCTTAAAAGCCATCTTTGCAGCAATTGCCTGAAGCCTTACAATCTCTACGTGAGCAACATTGATTGGGATGTCTGGCTTTATAATTAATTTAGCAATCATTGTTAGTGCTACCGTAAGTTCTTCGTCTTGCATATAGTCTGCTATCTCTGAAAGACCATTGACCATGTCTATTGTTGTTCCCTGCTGTTCCATTATTCCTCCACCATGTCTTCTAGAATACTCATCTCAATTATAGCAAGTCTGACCTTAGAGTTACCCTCGCCTATTACGACTACTATGGCTGGGTCCTTGCCATTCTTCATAGCATCTGTAGTAGCCTTAGCCCAAACCTCTTTATTTAAAGTAAAGGATTTTCCAACCTCTTTAAAGTCTACGACAAAGTTTTTCCAGGAAGCATCTCCCTTTTGGGTATTACGACCAGAGTTCTTGTGCTGCTTAGCACCAATCCTTTTAGACTCACTCTTCTCCGTCATCAAAATCTTTCTTCTTTCTTCTGCCCAGATATACAGTGGTTAGATGCTTATCTTTGCACATCCAAGTTAATGTTTTTGTTTCAGCATAGCATCTCAATGTTGGAACTATTGCTTTGCATGTGTGGCAAACCCACTGACCCTGATAAACAGTATAACTAGCCATTTAGTTTAGCCTTGATTGATTCTTGCAAATCAAGATCCTCCCTTACACGATTAACGAATGCTTCTTTGCCTTGCACCTTTGTTCCGTCAGGAAGGATATACCAGGCACCTGTTCGTTCTACAATGCCGTTTAATTCTGCGGTAGTAACCAGATCACCAATGGTATCAAGACCAATATTGTCACCTCTAAAATAAAAATCATACTCACCAGACTGGAACCCTGGAGAGGTTTTGGAGAACTGGAGTTCCCACTTAATAGTTCTACCAATTTTTTCTTCAATTAATTTATCTCCTACCTTGATCTTACCCTTAATCGCTTGATTGTCTGACTCTGAAGAAAAGAGTTTAACAATACATGAGGAATAAAACTTAGTAGCCTGACCACCAGAAGGCTGCTGGCTAGTATACATAGCATTAATATTATTACGAGACTGAGAAAT